TTGTAAAATCTGCATATTTTGTGGTGCGTGTTTCTTCCCAAACCTGTGCTTCTACTGTATATCCTGTTAAATTTATTGCTGCATCATTCCCATCTTTGAACAACAAAGGAATACTATGATCTGACCTACGTTGAAGCGTAAAATTATATGTACCAGGTTGGATTGCCATAATTAAAACTTAATAATGTACATCATAGCCACGTTTTTTGGTCTAGATTCTGAACCTGTGTTCTGTGTAGATCCAATAACATGGTGACTATGAGTTCCGTTAAAACTAAACTGACCAGAACCACTAACATCAGAAGTAATTGGAGTTCTTGCTCCAGAAGCACTTTGTTTAGAAAAAACACCAGAAGTAGTACCGCTAACTTCAAAAGTTTCTGAAATTGCAGTTACTGAACCAGTTAATGTATGATTTTGTGTAAAGAAATTTATACCATGATTATGTTGTTTATTGTCATCTCCTTGTGAACTACCAATAGATCTACCACTATCAGTACCTTTACCATTATCAAAACCTCTAACAAATTCACCTCTTAAATCTGGCAAATTAAAAGTACTTGATCCGTCACCTGTTCCATACTGTGTACCAATTACAGCAAATAAAGCAGAAAAAGTAGTTCTAGACACAGCATCACCATTACATTCTTTATATCCTGATGGAACAGAAGCTACAGCCATACAAAACACAGAACCAGTTGGTACACCTTGTACTGTTGTAAATGATAAAGCTCCAGAACCATTAGTCTGTAAAAACTGACCATTTGTACCATCAGCAGCAGGTAAGGTAAAAGTTACATTGCTACTAACAGAAGCAGGTGATTTTAAGGCAACAAAAGGAGCACCACTGGAATCTTGAAATCTTATCGGTAACCCATTACTCATATCTAGCCCATTGTCACTAATCTCAACTCTTTCAACACCAGCAGTTGCAAAACCTATGGTATTAGCTCCAACTCTAAATATGCCTGTATCTGCATCTCCATCAAAAGCAATAGCTGGAGCACCTGCTCCTGCACTGTCATCAGCGAAAAGCTGACCTGTCATAGTACCACCTGCTCTCGGTAGTAATCCTAAATTTGCAGAATCAACAGATCCTATAGTGACAAAAGCATTATTAGCTGCATTTCTTATTTTTAAATTATTACTATCTGCTGTATCCACATACGGCATAAAAGCTGCTGTATTACTAGGATCAGAACCACCACTATTTAAAGTCTTTATCGCATCAAAAACAGCATTAAGGTCACTTCTTACAGAAGCACCTGATGCATTAGCTATATTGTAGTCTGATACCTGACTCATTTAGAGAATACTTTTCTCCATATTACACCCCTTTACCATATCCTACAGCAGAAAAAGTAAAAGACCTATCAGCAGGACTATTAACATTGTTGTTAAATACTTTAATAGTGAAACCTGTTCCAGTTACATTAGATATTTGAAAGAAATCTCCTGCCAGTGCATCTTGTATTGTAATTCCGATAGAAGGTAAAAACGCATTTGCTCCACCCAAACCAGTAGCTCCTGTAAAAAATGGTGTTCCAAAAGTAACAGTTTTACCAGATGAGGATGTACCTGATTGTTGTGGAGCAGTAGATGTAGTGCCTCCTGTTTGATAATTCTGTTCTGTTCTTGATTGAAATTCTGCTGTATAACCTGCTTGCTGTACGTTCATATTCTGTGAAACGTTGGTTGTTTCTAAAACTAACTTAAACTTAAATCTGCGACCTTTAAATGTTCCGTTGGCAAAATTGTTAAACGCTCCAAAACTTCCTGATGCTGTCTGTGATGTTGCTACCTGTATCTGACAGTTTGCTTCATTAGCTGCTGGACCATCAAAGTTACCATCAATAGCATAATCATCCCAAAAAGAACCACTAGGAATAATGGTTTCTATATCTGTACCAATTACAAAACCAACAGAACGTATAACCCTTTTTAAATCAAGAGAAAAAACACCGCCTAAATCTAAAACATCCTTAAAAGCATATTCTCCTGTCGCATTTGTAGCTGGATTTGTAAGTTGTAATGCACTCGTTGTACTGTTAAATGTTGTGTTAGTATCAGTTCCTTGAAATGCAGGGTTATCTAAATCCTCTCTATCTTGCAATATAACTTGTGTATCAATCAAATCTGGTAAGTCTTGAATTATACTTGCTTCCCCTACACTAAAATTACCCTGATCGTCTTGAAACTTAAGAATATACTCACCATCTAAAGACGGAACAACAACATCTGTAGTATTACCAGCCAATGCAGTAACAAGATCAACTGAATTTTGGAACGTACCAGTGCCATCAGTTAAATTACTGTGCCTCACATATACTCTTCCTCCATGCAAAACATCAGGATCTACAGCTTTTGTCCATCTAAGTCTTACTAATTTATTAGTAATAGGCTCCATAGATAAATTTAAAACATTTCCAGGAGGGTCTGTTTTACCAACAGCATTAAAAGTAAGATCAGAGGAAGTCGCAGATAATTTTAACGCAGCATTATATGAAAATACTTTAAATTCATAAGTTCCAGCTTCAGTATTTATTATTTCAAAATCAGGTCTAAAAACAATTTCACTTACCCAGTTTGTATTGTTAAACCTAAATTGAACAAGATATTGACTTACACCTGTAACTGGAACCCAAGTTAATAATAATTTTGAAACAGCCAAACCATTTATGACCACTATCATTTCTTTTGCTTCACCATTTTGATCTGATATTTTTAAATTAGATGGTGGATCCTTTAGTTCGTTTAATAAAGATATACTTCTTGCAGGTAAACTAATTCCAGATTCGATATTTGCATATTTTCCATCAATATATGTTAAAGCTGTTATGGCATAGTTAATACCATCTTGCTCTTCAACACTTATCACTCTAAATGTTTGTGCTTCTAAAGTAGAACTTTGCAGTAACCATATAGCATTTGCATTTGGTGCTGCAGATAAAGCTGAATCTAATGTAATAACTCCACTAACTAAACCTGTAACATTTTTAGTTTCAACTGTTCCATCAGGTAATATAACGCTGCACTTCTTATTTGTTCCAGTAAAAGTATCTAAATCTGTTGTGTTATCTACAGTAATTTGAGTTGTAGTAGCAGATTTAATTCTTCCTGATCTTCTTTCTCCACCACGAACAGGATCGTTGACAGAAATAACAGATCCAGGCCTGACTATCGCACCAGCATCTATTGATGTTGTAAAACTAATAACTTCTGATTCATTTTGTTCACTAAACAATATTGCCTTGCCTAATCTTTGAGCTTGTCCACGAGAAGTACAGGCAAATGCTTTTACATCTTTTTTAACTATTCCAAGTTTTGCTTGTGCAGCAGTATCTTCTACAACTTCATAATCTATTTCTCTGCTATCCATATTAAAATAGCTAACTGAGATAACAGAATGTCTTTGTTTTAAACTGCTGCCAGAATATGAAAATCCACCTTCACCTACGTTTGCCAAACTAAATAAATAACTAGGATCTGTTGGCCTGTCTTGTGTAATCGTTACAGAACCCTCAGACCAAATAGGAAAACATCTCATAACACCCGCTAATTCATTAATCAGTGTGTATGCCTCCATAGATCCTTGTAAATTTACATTGCAACTAAATCTAGCCTCTTGTCCTCCAAATCCATCTGATACTAATTCATTTGCGTATCTACTAGCTGCTACAAAACTAAATAAATCTAAGTTACTATCTGTAATATGCGTTCCAAATCCGTACCTTTCAGTAGTTAACAGGTCAAGCAATATCATTGCAGGACATGAACACCATTGAGCAGCACCCATTGTTCCATTAAAAATATACCCACTTGGGTAAACAATTCTTCCTGTCTGTAAATCAACAGTAGGTGTACCAGAATTAGATGCACCTGCTCCTGGTATTCTTACCTTTACACCACGAATACGAAAGGCTCTTTTTGGTATAGAACTAAACTGTTCAGAATCTATCCTTAGATTTGTATAAGCACTGTTAGGGTAAGTTTGCTTATCATCAACAATTTCACCAAGACTTGTCCAAGTAAAAGCATCAATAAGATTAGAAGATGTACTGTCTGCTGTAATTCTTACAACTCTAACATCTACAGGAAATGACCCACTAATATTTACACGATATTCTTTTTGGTACGCATCAGCAGTTCTACCAGTAATGGTGTCAGATAAAACATCATTAAAACCACCACCATTATATTGAATTTGTATTTTTAACTGAACAGAAGAACCAAGCAAGTCTCCTTGATCTGTAGCTTTTTGTAACTGCGGAAATGTAATTGTAACTTTTGCAGCATCAACAGCAGTATTTGTTATCTGACGAGTGACAGGAGAAGAATTTGTAACTGTAACTCCAAC